ACTATGCGCTCATAGAGTTCTTGCCACGAGTGGGGCCAAGGGACATTGCACCCCCCGACTGACCGAGGCAAGTAAACCCATGGGTCATCACGGAGAAAAGAAGACATCCAGTTATTGAATGTATGAAGGAGGAATTCACTCCTTTTCCTTTCTCCTTCCCTTATGTTCAAAAGTTGTTCATAAAGGGCATTCCCCTTGCCGAACGCGGGATTTCGCTTAATATCGAAATCGCCGGTGCTAGCAAAGGGCGAGAGTAATCTCATCTTGACAACGTCCAAATGGATTTTGTCGGTCTTCAGCTGCCATGGCGGAGACCCAGAATTGATCGTACCTTCGCGATAACGAAGGATCTCTTCACAGAACCATACAAAGTAATAGGAAAACTGTGCTTTGTCGGAGTTAATGGCATTTCCATAACTTCGATGTTTCGCGATTATTGCGCGATGCCGACGGCGAGTACGTACTGCGCCGATATCGTCACCTGCAATCAAGGTTGGCGGTAACCTTGGTACATCTCTGTACACCATCAGTTCGATGGCCGCGTTCATGATGCAAAGAATTTCTTTTGCACCAGGATCGCCCATGTGCACCCCACACTCGGTCAATATGATCCGGTGTGCGGTATCCGTGGGCTTCCTGCGCACCTCCATTTTACGTGGAGAAATAAGTAACGCAAGGGCTTGCTGTAAATATGCAAGCTCATACGCATTAGCAGAAAACCTGCTAATTAGCGGATTGACCAGTTCTCGAACAAAATCCCAATCGATTCCGTTCGTTGAGCCGGTCAAGTCTATCGCAGAGAACCCAGATTTGGGTTCAATGTAATTGTCGGTTCTACGTGAGAGCCCGACAGCCAAATCCCACCCTTTATAAGAGCGGGTAAAAGCAGACTTAAGCGAGGGCACTACCTTAGCCAGTCCGGCAAGGAAATGTGCGAAAGGTTGTAGAAACAACGTCACGAATGACGGCGGTTTCGACAACCCCCTCACCTTGTCACCATTTTCGGATTGAAGAATCAATTCCGTAGGGACAGGAGCTGGGCGGAACAAAACTTTGTTTCGCTCGAGCGTATGATACGCTGGCCCTTGTAACCAACCATGGGCTACGCACTCCTCATGCGCCAACTGTAGTAGCTGGTGAGGCAACGCCTCATCCAAGCCTAGTACAGGGCCTTCGAGAGAGTTATAGCTAGATGACTCACTCAATACCGCTTTGAGAAGCCCACCGGGGGCAAACTCATCGCGGAATGCAGACCTCATGAACGGGATATCGTCCCTTAGTTCGTGGTGTCTGCAAATGGTGCGGTACGGGCGCACTCCCTTCTTCAGTGTAAGGGGTGCACCCCAGATCGTCTTTCCATCGAAATCTCGATCTGCCGCACGGTGGACATACCGTGTCATGAATCGCTTTGCGATATCCATGCCTTTTCCCCCAGTTGCGCGGGAACTTTGGTATCCTCCATTTGCCGAAAGGGAAATATGTGGTCTCGGAAGGGCATTAGCCTTCTCGATGAAATTTCCCATCCTTAGCATCGCAGCGCTTGTCTCAAACATCTGCGATTCCGAGAGCTCAATTCTTCTAATAAATTGAACCCTCATGCTTTCCACTTCCTCTTCGAACCTCTTGTCATCAAGGGGAGGAGGCGGTGCGGAGCGTCTTTGAATTAAGTACGCTACCGACTTGATAGCAGCGTCCGGTACTTTGCCCAGATCGCCTAGCACCTTTGCAAGTGCTATGTGTTTAAGTGCTGGAAACATCTCAAACCAGAGTGGACCCAGAGATCCATTCTTTGTGCCTGGAACCCCGCAGGGCGCGGGGTTTCGACTATCAGGCTTGACCTTATTGCTATAGTGCAAGATATGTAAGGTTAACCGCTTGTACTCGGACATAAAGCCGTGATACGAGTGGATTGCATTGGTGATACACCAACGCCACAATCTTTTGTGAAGAAGTGTGAGTGGCTCCCCGATTAAATCAGGGCTTGCCGCGAGGAAATTTGCCTCTATACTGCGCCAGAGAAGCACAATGCGTTTGACCGTGTCAAAAGACGCATTGGCGTACTTAACGAGTACATCTTTGGGTAATGATTTATAGTATGATAGTTTTTGTAACTGTGCTAAGATCTTAGCAGGGCTACGTCGCCACAGGTCAATGACCTGCACTTCGCCAGAGTAGAACGATCCAAGGATCGTCCTATCCAAGGTCCGAACGCAACGAAGCCCCTGAGGTGTCTTCGTTGACGGCCAGACCATGAGCAAAATT